TTTCTTGTTGAAGATGTCACGAGCATTATCGGCGTTGGGATAGTGATCGCACTTCCAGCCGTTGCCCCACTGAGCCTTCTTGCCCCATCGGTTGATGTAGAGCGCGCGGCCGTCAGCCGTCGTGATCAGGATCAGATGAAAGTCTTTGCCGCCCGACCTGGAGTCGGCGCGACCTGACTTCTTGATGACGGTCATCGGAAACATGATGACGAGTTCCTCTTATCTCTCTGTTGCGCTCTTGCGCTGCTCACGAACACATATAGCGTGTTCGCTCAGGTTTATAAGTCAAAACTGACTGGATTAATTAGGCAGCTTTGAACGGGCTCTGCATCATCCATTTGATGTGTTGGAGCGTGCTGTAGGGAACCCGCTCCCAGAACGCGCGCCGGCAGACGTCGCCCGTGACCTCGTTCGGATCGCGATCGGCCGGCAGCAGGGCGATGTAGGCCTTGAGCCCGACCCGCAGCAGCATCTTGGCCGCTTCGCAGGCCGCAAGGAGCGCCTTGTGCTCGCCGTCCCACATGATCGTCACCTCCTCGAGCCCTTGGCTCTTGAGGGTTCGGAAGCGCGCGAGCTGGTCCTCGCCGAGGTGTTTGCCGAATGAGCCGACCGGCGCCACGTCACGGAGCGCCACCTCCTCGTCGAAGGCCTTCTTGATGGCGAAGACGTCGAAACCGCCCTCGCCCATCACCGCGCGCTTGGCCCGCTGCACGGATTGCCCGTTCAGGAGATATCGGCCCGTTCCTGGCAGGCCTTTCGGGAAAAGGTATTTCTTGTCGCCCGCGAGCCCGGTGATGTCGCGGCCCTGGAACGTGACGAACTCGCCGTCCAGGTCATAAACCGGGATGATGACGCGCCCGTCGAACTTCTGGTAGCCAGGCGTGCCGTCTTCCTGAGTGTATTTCCACCAGCCCTTTTCGCAGAACCGCAGGTGGAAGAACTTGGCGAGCTCGCCGGTGATGCCGCGGTCCTCGAGGTATTTGAGATTGCAGCCCTCGGGGGTCGGCAATTCGAACGAATTGGGGAACACGGCCTTTTCATAGGCCACGGCGACCTGGGTCATCTGCTTCGGTCGCCAGCCCTGCTCCTTGATGCATTCGGTGGCGTGCTCGAAGGTCGCGCGCCAGGACTTGCGGTCGTCAGGATCGTGGCCGAGGTAGAGGTGCATGAACTTGAGCTTGTTGAAGCCCTCGTTGCACACGAAGCAATTGCCGATGCCCGACTCGGCGTTGAGATAGACGCGCCAGCGCGAATCGCCACAACGCGGGCAATCCTTGACGTTGATCTGCATGCCGCTCGAGCCGCGACCCAGCTTGTGGGCGATGCTCTCGCGGTCCATCCAGTATTCCAGGTCGAGGGTCTCGACCAGCTCGTCCTTGTCAACGCGGGTGTGGATCACATGACCCCCAAAACCTTGGTGAGGAACTTCATCTGCTCGCGCTTCTGTGCGATCCGCAGCGTGACCTCCTTCTGGTTACGGCTGGCCGCGAAGTGCAGCCGGCACTCGCCGGCCGAGATTTCGGGATCGGTCGCATTGCCTGAGATCAGCAGATCGGCGATGCGGGTCTTGTTGTAGTCCTCGGCGACGTCCGTGCCCTTCGCGATGGTGGCCTTGGCGCCCTCGCGGTTGGTCTGGGTGGCCGTCAGCATGGCCGCGTTCTGCTCATAGGCGACGTCGCGCAGGTCGACCCAGATCGAGCGGCTATCCTCACGGATCTCACCGGTCAGCCGTTCCGGACACATGATGTCGGCGTAGTCGACGATGATCAGGTCGAAGATGATGCCCTTGTCGCGATACCACTCCAGGCGCCGGCGGAGCTGGCTCGGCTTGAGCCGCCCGGTCGAGTATTCCTCCATCTTGAGGATGCCGCCCTTGGCGATCGCGCGGGCTTCGGCGTCCTGAATCTTCTTCTCGACAGCAAAGGCCGAGCCGGTGAGCGCGCCCATTGCGGTGTCGGAGAAGTTGGCGTCCATTCGGTCGGCATAGATGCGGCAGGAGACCTCGCAGGTCGCGATGAAGACCTTGTAGCCGGCCATCACGGCGCCCTTGCCGAAGTCGCCCAGCGCCATCGACTTGCCGAACTTCGCCCGACCCATGATCGCCGAGAGCTCTTTGCGACCCCAGCCGCCGTGGTAGAGATGCTTGTCCATCTCCGGCATGCCGGTTGTGATGCCGTCGGGCTTGATCAGGCCGGTTGCGAGCGCGTTGCGGTGCTTGGTGCGGGCCACGATCTCGGCGAAATAGTCGTATTCGCCGCTGCCCTGGACGGCGCCGACATTGACGGCCGCGCGGACAAGTTGCTCGATCTTGGAGTAGTCGCCCTTCGCCAGGAGCGCGACCGAGGACATGATCGCGCCCTCCATCGCCTTGTGCTTGGCGAAGTCGGCGACCTGGTCGATCGCATAGTCGCGGTTGGACAGCGATGTGCCCAGCAGCACCCCGAGGCGAGGCTTGATGTCGGGCCACAGATCCTTCGGGATCTTCTTGTCGTCCTTGGCCTGCTTGATGACCCGAACCAGAGTTGCGGGATCCGGTGCCTGCTTGTATTGCCGGAAGTGGTCCTGAGTGACCTTGACCAGGACGGCGTCGATCTCGTTCTCGAAATAGGTCGGCTCGATCAGCCCATCCGTGCGCTGCACGAAGACCGGATCACGGAGCGCGAGCGCCGCAATCTTGGTCTGGAACTTCTCGTCGAACTCGAAGGTCGAGGCCTCCTCGGCCGCGGTCTCCGGTTCTTTCTCCTCGACGTCGGACATTAAGCCACCCGGAAGAAACGAATGCTGTGCTTGAAAACAGTCAGAACTGACTTATATGTGCCGTCAGAATTAACCACCTCGAGCTTGAGCGCGAACTGATCCGCTTCGAGGAGAATGCCAGCGAGGGCATCATCCGGGTTAAAGAAGATCTCCACCCGCTTGCCCTTGGCCGCGGTCAGATCGCCCTGGTGGCTCCAGGGCTTCGGTTTGAACTGCCGACGATCGCCGGCGCTCTCGCGCTTGAAATTTGAACGGGGCGCGCGCAGGGGTGAGGTCGTCGAAACCATGATCGTCTCTCTTTCGTTGTTGTGTCAGCTATAGCGCTGCATGATCGGTTCGCTGCCGGCGAACGACAGGAAATGCTCGAAACCGTGATCGTCGAGATGGGCCTTGACCTTCTCGAGCGGCAGCACCTCGTCGTGGAAGACCATCTGGGCCAGCAGCTCGTGACCGTTCACCCGGTCCTGGCACTGGGTCAGGATCCATTCGTGGTGCTGGTTCTGGGCGTGCAGGATCGTGCCTTCGAGGCGATCGTTGTTGGCGATCATCGCCGAGGCCTCATGATAGAGGCCGTTCTTGTATTGCGGCAGCGCCGAGTAATAAAACTCCGCCTGCTGCCGTTCTTCCCATGCGATAGTTGCGCGCTCGACGACCAAATCGGAATAAAGTTGCTGCGGGCGCGGCAGGTGGCGCTGCTGCCAGTAGCGCAGCGTCCAGTGGAAGGCGAGCTCGAGGTAGACCTCGTAAGGCATGCCCATGGCATCGGCGACCATGCGGCCGCGCCAGATCCCTGTAGTCCGCATCTTGTGCGAAGCGACCCGTTTCCGGAACGCCTTTTCCGTCTCGTCCTGCTTCTGTTCGGGCTCGACGAACATCCGCTCGACATCGAGCGGCTTCACGAACTGCGCGGTCGCAGTGTCAATATTGACGGAGAAGGCCTGCTTGTAGGCCTTAACGAATTCATGGGCGTAGAGGTAGGTTGCCTGGACGGGATTCATGAAGCGGTAGTCGAACCATTTGCCGCGGTAGAGCGCGGTCTCGACCGTGACCCAGTCGTTCTTGATCCAGCGGTTCATGATCCGGGCGGCTTCATCCCTCCCGGTCTCCAGTCCAAACTTTGCTTCGGTCATTACGCTCTCAGAGTTCGTGCGAGACCGCCTTGATCGATCTCGTCGTTGCTCTGTCTATAGCGCTCGCTTTCAGGGTTGCTCGACGTTTCGTATGCCTCGACGATCGCCTGGCAGACGGGATCGCGGACGATGTCGCTGGTGCGAAACTCGATCAGGCCGACGAACGGCAGGTGGCCGAGCCGGCGCACCGCGTCGACCAGGCCGGACGGGCCCTCGATGTCCTTCTGCGAGGGGTCGCCGTTGATGATGAAGCGGCTGTTCTCGCCGATGCGGGTCAGGAACATCTTCATACCGGCCGGCGTGGCGTTCTGCATCTCGTCGGCGAGCACCCATGCGCCCTTTAGCGTAGCGCCCCGCAGGAAGGCCAGCGGGCGCACCTCAATGACCTTGGCCTTGATCAGGTATTCGAGCTGGCCGGAGCCCAGCCGTTCCTCCAGTGCGTCCCGGACGGGCCGGAAATAGGGTTCGATCTTCTCGTCGAGCTCGCCGGGCAGGAAGCCCAGCTTCTCCTCGGCAGCCTCGACGGCCGGCCGGGTGATGATGATCCGCTCGATCTCGCCCGCGAGCAGTGCCTCGGCGGCGAGCGCGGCAGCATACCAGGTCTTGCCGGTGCCGGCCGGGCCGATCCCGAAGGTCAGGCGCGAGGCGCGGATGGCGGCGCCGTAGAGCCTCTGGCGCTCAGTCAGCGGCTCGATCGGCCGCTTGCTGGCGCGCACGGGCGCCCTGACGGTTTCATCCTTGACGAGTTGCAGTAGCGGGCCGTGGTCCTTTGATTTCTTGGAACGTCTATCGAGGCGGGCGGCGGCGCGCGACATGGTCTCAACTCACTTTGGTCTTGGGGGCTTCGGCTTCTTTGGTTCAAACGAGAGCGTGTGAACCGGTAGTTTGGAGTAGCTGTCGACCTTGCAGGCGATCGCGACGGCTTCGCGCGCGGACTTGCCGGCCAGCATCGCGCCGATCGCGAGCTTGGATCCGGAGCCGACGGCAGAGAAACCAAGGTTCGCCGGGCAGACGGACGCGGAGAAGCGGCCACCCTCGCCCTCGTCGCATTCGACGAACCAGGCGTTGCCAGGGCTGAAGGCGATGATGAGAGCGCAATCGGTCTGACACGCCGCGATCTCCTGCTTCGAGGGGAGCTGCTTGTCGGTCTTGACCTTGTCGAGGAGAGCTAGAATGGCACGAGTGTCGGCGTCGCCCGAGAAACCCACGAGCGCGCCGGCCGAGGTGCGGCTGATCTTGCAGATCGAGGCTTCCTGCATACCGTAGCCGGTGACACAGGAATCGGAGGCCATGATGCCATCCTTGAACGCAATCGTAGTCACCATGGCCTCCTGTAAATCGTCAGCGCTGATATTATGTCAGCGCTGACTTACAAGACAAGACGGAACTAGGCGAGCTGGCCCGAAATCACAACGACCGGCGCGCTGCCGGCATTGCTCATGACTTCGAGCTCGATCTTGGCATACTGGCCCGCCGTCTTGGTCAGGCCGATGTAGCTGGTGATCGAGCCGCCGTTGACGAGAGCCGGAGTAACCTGGCCGGCGCCGCCCTGGATGATGGTCGTCTTGAACCCGGCCGGGGCATCCGGACGAACGTAAATCTTGGTCGCAGCGGACACGTTCATATAGACCGTGTTGTTGTCGTCGGCCAATTGCAGCGTGTAGGCAGCCGTCTGGGTGTTCACCAGGCGGCGGCGCGGAGCCGACGGCCGGATGAACCACTCGTTGCCGAGCGTCACGGTGCAGGTGAAGCCCGTGCCAGTGCCAGTGGTTGCGGTCTGCGCCACCGTGCCGGTAGGCCCGGTCCAGTAGTTGCCCATGGTGTTGGGCACGATACCGGTGATGACGCCGCCGCTGACACTCGTAACCTTGCCAGTTGCCGCAACACCGTTCGTGGCAATCGTGCCACCGCCGATCGTCACGATGTCGTTCACCGCATGGCCGGCGCCACCATTGACGATTGTGATGCCGGCAACGCCGAAGTTGACGACGGTCGCCAGGACCGAAGTATTGGGTCCGTCGGTCGAGGTGACGCCAGCCGCGGTCGTGACCGTCACGCCGGCTGCGCCAACCCAGCTCACTGAGCCGAGATAGCCCTGCCAAAGCTCGACTTCGTAGCCCGCGATGAACGTCGCCGGAAGCGTGACAACGATCGGAGCAGCTTCCGACACCAGGAAGATGGTCGCACCCGTGCCGGCTCCCGAGGTCGTCGTCGCGCAGGGGTTGGCCGGCAGCGTCGTATAGCTGCCCGGATTGACTACCGCCAGTTCGGTCACGACACCAGCAGACACCGTCTTGACCATGAACGTTGCCGCGGTGCCGCCGGCCGCCAGCGTGCCACCCACAGCAGTCAGAATGTCGTTGATCGCATGACCGGTGCCGCCCGAGCCAAGGCCGCCGCCGGCGGCCTGGAGCGAAGCGCTGTTCAGCCGCTTGAGCTTGCCGCGATCGTTGGCGACAAGCGTGTAGGTAGTCGCAGCCAAAATCTCGGTGGTGCGCGGACGCTGATGCGGCGCCGACGTGCCGCGATAGCCCTTGCCGACCGACAACTGCGCGTTGGTCCGATAAGCGACAACTCGGCCGTCGCCCATGTTCTGGGCGTTGGTGAGACTGCCGCCGACCTCGGTGAGCTTGTGAAGCGTCTGAAGGTTCGACGGGCCGGTCGGGAAATACGGAAGATCCTCACCCTCCTCGGCCACGATGGTCGTCACGTTGATCGCGCTGGTCGGGCTGGTCGCGGTGATGCGGCACATTCCCAGGAAGGGCGAGACGTCGCTCTCGCGGGCGGGTTTCGCGCCGTTGAACACCTCGGTCAGAGCGTGACCGGCCACGACCGAGTTGCCATTGTAGACGCTGTAGAAGCGCCCCTTCCAGCAGCCTACAGCGCCGTCGCCGTGCGTGTGCTCGACGGCCATTCGCTTCACGTTCGAATCCGACGAGGCCCGGAAGACCTGCTGCGGCGCCATCGTCAGGTTGAACGTCGCGCCGGTGCCCGCACCCGAGCTCACGCCCTGTGCGGCGGTAGCCGAAGGTGAGACCGAGTAGAGGCCATTGCTCTGCACAGCGATACCGGTGATGGCGCCCGCGGTGACGGTCGTCACTTTGACGGTCGCGATCGTCTTGGACGAATACGGCGTGCCGCCGGAGATCGGGATAACGTCGCCCACAGCATGACCCGAGCCGCCGTTTGCGACGGTCGCGTAAAGCACGGCGTTGCCGGCGGCGGCGGCGCTCGCGATCAGG